CCTTCAAACTGTTCTAGGTCAGAAGAATTATAATTTTGTAAAGTAGTTGAAACCAATGATTCTAATTCTGGACCAGTTGACGTAGTTGCACTGGTATTGAATTTAAATATTACGTTCAAAATCAAATACGTTGTTAGTGGATCAACAATGACAGGTGTAGTTGATGCAACTGTATAAGGAGCATAATCTTTAACCAATTGAGTTTTTTCTGATGATGTTAATTCAAGGCCCGTGGTTGATTTAATGGAAATGAAAACCTTGCCATATTCTGCTGTACTTACTACACCAAGACTAGAATCGAATGAACCACTCTCTCCGCCAAACACTGATACCGACTGAGCATTTGCAAATAATTTCTTTGCATATACTTTATAATCCTCAGCAGTAACACACCTTCCTTGAGATGCATAATCAAGTGGAGCATTATATTTAATTGATTGAAGAGTCTCAGGATTAGCTCCAGCACTTGCAGAAGATACAGTAGCAACTGCAACATCAGTAATTGTTGCAATTGCTCCAGAATTTGTAAACACAGAAGCACCATTTGCAGCAGACCTATTACTTACAACATAAGTCATAATTACAATATTATCATCAGACAATGCAGTACCAATAACACCATCACCAAAATAAACTTCAAAACGTCCAGCTTCAACTTCCTGTAAAAAATATACCTTACTTGAAGTTGTAACTTGAGTTATGTCTGTTGCTTCTGTATATGTTGCTGTTGTTGTATCAGACGATGAAGTTTGAACTTTAACAGTTAAAGTCCTTGTATCTGCCCTATTATCTCTAAGAAGAAATCTTTGATCTGCATCAGAAGTATCAACAGTATATCTTGTTGTTATATAAGTTCCTTCATAAATCTTAATGTCATTAAAGGTAATACCGGAACCAATATTGGAAGCAGTAACATCATTAGCAGTAACAAATTGATAATCAGTTCCATCATTAGAAGTTGTAAAAACTGTGCCTGCGTTCATTGTTGCTGTAGGCAGTGTCGTAGTATTTAATGTAACATCAACAGTTGCGGTGGCTGCTGTAGAAGAGGTAGGAATATAACCTAAAGTTTTTGCGTGAGAAACTACACTAGAACGCAATGATGCACTATCTAAAAACATTTCATTTGCAAGCATGTTTGCATTGAAACCAAGGTAATGTGTATTATAAGAAAGAACATCTAGAAGCGCGCTCATACCAGAACCTTCAAAATCATAATCTTTAAATTCTGTTTGCCCTTTGAGGAAAATTTTGAGATTGTCTTTGACATCATCAAAGTCAAATTCTGTTACATTTAATCTTGTATCATTTACTGCCATTATCGTAATCTTTCTAGAAATACTGTTAGGTCCACTAATTCGGTTGGAGCATTCACAACAAGAAATTCTATTGTGACTTCATATTCATTACGATCTAACTTTGGTAGAGCCCGAACGGCAATTAATTTTGCTCTAGGCTCAAAATTTTCAATTACATCTTCTATCTTTCTTGTAAGGATATGTGCTGTCAGGGGAGTCATAGGTTCAAACAATATATCTCTTACACCAGAGCCAATCTCTGGATGAAAAGGTTTTTCATAATGATTAGTCAACACAAGATTACGAATAGAACGCTTGACTGCTTGAATATCAGTTACTTTACTGATATCTTTAGATGTTGACTTTTTACTAAAAAAAAGGTCCAAGTCCGTATACTGACGAACATTACGATCAATATCATTTTGGCCTTGAGCATCTGTATATGCAGTTGGTGTTGCCATTATACACTCCTGTTTTTATTATTTATAAGATATCTCATAATCATCTGCAATATTAACTTCTGATATTACTGCTTCAATATTATTATGCCAATAGTTTAAAAATTTATGTACTCTTGGATAATCTGGTCTAAAATCTGATGTCTGCCAAAGAAATTCTTGAAGTATATGAGTATAGTCTGGCATCCAATATAAAATGCTTAGAGTAACTGTGGTATTTTTTATTAATATCATTGTTATTCCTATCCATTGTTATCAAGTTAATGCCTTTACCCAACGTGGATCATAGTTATCAAAAGATTTTACACCCCCTGTCCATACAGGCCTACTACTAAATGCTGCACCTTCCGAAAAATTAGCTCGAACTCCTTCAACAATACTATCCAAAGCAGTTGCAAGTTCCTCTATTTTTATATTACCTTTGTTATCACTAACTGATATTTTTGTAAATTGGTCAGTCGCGTTAGTAATCGGCGAGTTAATAGCGGCCGCAAGAGCAGTTTGGGCATCTGCAAAATTAGCATTTGCAAGTAAAGTAGAAGCTTTCTCTGGAAGAGAATCAACTACGGGCTGTAAAACTTCCACGGCCTTTTCAACAGCATCACCCCCCACTGCTGGAACTGTAAAATTAGGAACAGCAGAACACAAATCTGTTCCTCCTGTTATTGCTTCAGCTGCAGCTAAAACTAAAGTATCCAAATCAAAACCGTTGGTAGTTAATGCACTACCAAATTTTGTTGTAATATCAGCAAGTAAAGAATTGTATAGACCACTACCAAAAGATAATCCTGATAAACTTGTAAGCTGTGCTTGTAAATTAATATCAGGAAGTTCTGGCAATTCTGGAATCATTGCTTTCAAGTCTCTTACTAATCCATTAACATTAGTATCCAAAGTAGTTTTAAGTGTTGATGCCTCACCTTCCAATCCATCAAGAGCGCTAGTTATCATTGATTCAAATTTAGTTTGAATCGCATTAAACTCTGGACTTGCGCCACACAGATTTGGAACTTTAAAATCAGCCATAGTTAGTCTCCTACATTCACATCTGAAGAACCAGCAGCAGTTTGAGTGTTTGAGTGACCCAAAGTATCTGTTGCTGCTGAGTCTGGTGTATTATTAACAACTGCAACCCCACCTATAAATACATTATCTGATCCAGCAATTAATGCTCCAGCACCATGAGAATTTACATTTCCATTTATCGCAATTAATTTACTGTTTGCAAAAACTGTTGTATTCTCGCTAACTACTGTAGTAGCACCACAAGCTCTTGCATCTTCATGTCTATGTACAGCTGGCATTATTACTCCTAGTTCAAATTAATCAATGCAGAATCTACATCAAGCTCTGTTGTTGCATCCATATCAATCGTGTCTGATTTGATATGCATAGTTGAACCAGATTTCATATTTAACTTACCACCAGCCTTAAATGATGTTATACCAGATAAAGTTGTTGTAGATAAATTATTATTAGCAACTATAACAATATCACCAGAAGGTGCTGCCGGGAAGCCGGGATATGTGGGCCCTGTCGCAATAATCTTGATAGCATTTTGAACACTTAGGCTGCTTGTATCATTAATAATTCTAACCTCAGATTTCTCAATTGTTGTATCGATGTTTCCAGTAATTCTACTTTTCACAGAACCATTAATTTGATAACTATGATTGCCTCTTATTTCTTCTTCACGATTTCCACCACCATCACCAGCACCAACTTTGACACGATGGTTCTTGTGTATCTTTTGAGTATAGTTTCCTTCTACTTCTAAATGGTAATCGCCCTTGATGAGCTCTCTTACTGTTCCTGCTACTGTCAAGTTGACATCACCAGATATAGAAACATTTGAGCTACCAGCAACAATCTCATAGTTGTCTCCAACTATCTTGACAACCCTTGAGCCTATAGGATGTATCTCTTCAAATGTTCCAGAAGTATGTTGTGTAAATAATCTTTCTTCGCCAGGAGAATCATCTATCTCATGTATATGTCCAGACTCACTTTCAGTAACATGGTTGTAAGGATATTGTGAAGAACGATAACCCTCTTCATTTTTTGTTACTGATTTAGGATGCGGCTCGTTCCAAAATCCACGAGTCTCTTCAACAGCAGCATCTGATACTTGTTGAAGAAAGGGCTGCGTTGCAATAGGAATGCCTGTACCCTTTACCTCTGTAGCAGTACTGCTATCATCAACACCAACAGTTGTATCAACTATTGATGGATCACCACGCAACCTTTGTAGTCTTCTATTGATAAGAGAGTTATGTGTCTCTGAAGTCTTGCCTTGTGCTAAACGATTAGTATCTCTTTCTCCAACACTATGACCAGACTTCATAGTATACTCAACACCGTCTACGGGATATGGACCATAGGTAGGAGTGCCTTTATATTCTACTTGTTTTGAATCCTTTGGTACTTCAGGATGCCGTGGATCATTAAACCCTTCAGTATAATCTGCTGAATCAGAAGGAGCTCCAGGCAAAGAACCTATAATGACGGGTTGCTGTTTTTCTTGTGCATCCCGAAAGAAACCAATTACCCAGCTGCCCTCAACAAGAAATGAAGGTGTACTGCCCATCCCGTGCATAGAGGGGTCTGTTACAGGATGCATGACATGCGCCCATGGCAAGTCAACAGTAGGAAGCGAATTTAAATCTTCTGTATGAAATCCAAGACAACGAACTCGAACTCTACCCAAGAGCTCAGGATCATTTCTATCTTCTACAACACCAACGAACCAGATGAACCCATCCTGACCCATAAAGTAACTTTGTTCAGCCATAATAATCCTTTAATCAGTCTTTCGACTATTTATAAGGATTAGTGCAAGTCTGGATCGCGCCCTAAATGTTTCCCGCCGTGGTCATGATTATATTTTTGAGTGTCTAATTGCCAATCTGGATGTTGTTCTTTATAAAAAAGAACCAAACTATCTGCTTCTACGTTCGATAGATTATCACATAGACAATCATTATTGTGAATTATTCTATATCTAATCATCGTAGGTCATATTTAGTTAATGTGGGTTTCAATATAACCATTTAGCTATATTTTTAAACTCTTCACTTATACCAGTAGCATTTCGAGCCTCCATGCCAGTAACTGACTGCCACGGATTCATTCCAAGGTTTCCTGCTATAACAATACGATCATGATCACATTCCTGTTTCGGAACAGAGTGCCTAATCCAGCCAGGAAATAAAATCATATTACCACTTTTAGGTTGTATTGAGTGTGAAGAATCATCAAATACCAATGGTGAACATCGGTTGCAACACTCCACATTATACACCCAACTCCATATCATTGGCCAATGTTCATGGGTCTTAGTATAGTTGCCCTTAGAATATGTAGCACCCCAGCAATCATAGGGCATTAATGAAACCCCAGGCCGTGGAGAATTTTGATATGCAACATCTATCGCAAGTCGGCACAGTTCCATAAAATCTCGATTTGATTCCTGCATATACCAACCTGTCATGCTTCCTTGTACATTGGTACTAAGTTTCTGCACATCTCCAATATCCCGACATGTTTGTACAAGTCGTTTTTGAAGTTCTTCATCCGACAAATCCTTTTGCACCACAGGAAATTTTACGTCAAATTGCACAGAGGAAGGATTAGTTCTTAGCTGTGTAAGTTTCTTTTCCTCAATCTTGTTTTCTTTTTTTATATTAGTCACAATAGATTTTAATGAGCTCATGTGAACGGTGGCTCCTCTGGAAACCAATACCATCCTGTAGCAATATATTTGGAGTGAGTATGTACAGGATTACCGCGATGCTGATACATCCATGCAGAAGGGAATATACAACCCATACCTTGTCTTGGTTGTATACGAATTTTCTCATATAAAAATTCTGTCTCTCCTTCTCCTTCTGGAATATCATTCAAGTAGATAGTCCAAACCAATGCTCGTTTACAGTTTTCAACATGACTTATCTCTGCATGAAAATTATGAAACCCGCCACCCATAGGATTTGTACGTTGTATTTTAGATTCTGGTGTAGTAAGTGTTCTAGCACCCCGATATGCATAAGGAAATTCTTTTAAATAATCTCTCATCATATCAAACTTTACTTTTTGCAAAGGACTGTATAATTCAGAAGCCTCTGTAAGCCACATCTGCTTATCTTTACGAGTTTCACGATTTGTTTCTACAGTTTTTACCTCCGGCTCACTTTCAAACCATTCAATTAGAGATTCACACATCTCTTTTGATAAAGCATTATCAAAACCTCTCACAAAATCACGAAGCATTATTTTTATCCATGTTTAAATTACCAGAAATCATGATACGGTCATGATCACATTTATGTATTGGAACCTCATGTTGCAACCATGAAGGAAACACAATCATTTGAGAAGTCTTCGGTGACACACTCAAAGGGCTTTGTGCTTTAGGAAACACCAGAGGCGAACAGTCTTCACAAGCAAACACGCAATAGGTATACGACCAGAGAGATGGCCAATGATTATGCATATTTGTTGACTGTCCTTTAGTATAAACTAATCCCCAAGTGTCGCTTAGATACAGAGGAACCTTTAATGGATTGCCATCGGTATCTGTTTTTGTTGCAAGAGGACAAGCATTCGCAATCTCCATAGCCTTTTCTGAAACAAGTACAAAGGATTCATAGACGGTATGCATATCCCAGCGATTCATAAGACATTTCGCTGCGGTTCGGCCTTGAAGATAATCTCCAGACTCTCTTATATCTTTTTCTAGTTGGTCATTGTCCAACCCTGATATCTGTTTTACCTTGACCGGATACTTGTCAATAAAATGAGGCCACGGCGCCATATCCTTGCCATATACCAGATCACTCAATGCACTCATATTACAATCTCCTGTATACGTTGTTCGTCTGGATGGCGACCATCAAACTTTGGTTCTCCTTTTGGAAGCTGGTAGAACCATCCTGTCGCAATATACTTCAATCCTTCGTTGGGAGTAACACCCCTATGTGGATGAGTCCAACCAGCAGGCCAGATAACAGTTCGGCCTACCTTGGGAGTTACAGTTCTCTCCTGATAGGGAAACTCTGTGCCGCTTACAGCATCATTTAGATACACCATCCATGCAAGTATGCGATAAGGATAGGTGCCGGATGATTCATTGTGCAGAGAAAAATACCCTTCATTCTCTCCATCATATCGTTGCACGTTGTAGTTAGGAGATAGTCTCCACTGGCTTACTTTATCAATCTTTCTAAGATAGTCATATTTTTCTGTATATGATTTGATAGACGGTTGAATGTATTTGTATATGTATGGATTTAATTCTAGGTCTTGGCCAAAGTCAAAGGTCTTGGACGCACAAATCTTCTGACGATTTTTATTGAAGTACGATAACCCTGCTGACTTAGAAGAGCTCTCATCATAGACGAATTCAAAATATTTGATGGCATCTTCACAACAACCATCAAACAAATAATCATAAACCTCTAGAAAATCATTCATCTATCTGAAAGTTTTAATAAAACAGTTCATTAAATGATAAAAACTCATTCGGTCTGCCAGTAGTTTTCACAGTAATAAACACAGAGTTAATATTCTTCTTCTTGACAGGAACAAAACAAAAAAGTTTCTTGGAGTAGTACATCGGAACGCCGTCCTTCAACTTTATCTCATCATAGCTATCCATATCAGAATTAATCTCTGTAATTGCCCCGCATACCTTTTCATTGTATACATTATAGTAGTTAACGGTATCACCAATGTTCATTTTATATTCCTTTTATTATAATTGCATTAAAAGATAAAGAAGACCCAACCATGCAACGATTCCTATTAAAAGAAAAAACACGCCGGCAAGGATAAGTTTCATAGACTTGACAGGTCTGGTAAAAATCTTATAAAGCAAATAACCAGTTATCAATACTATTAGTAGTGCGCCCATGATCATTCAAATAGCTTGGAATCCATAAAACTGATTATCTCTAAAGGTCTCTCTAGTATAGGGATTGGCTTTAAGTTTAACTTCTAATTGTGAAATACACTCTTGCAACTTCTCTATCTCTTTTTCCAAACACAAAACACGCATTTCTGTGATGCGGTCAATCCTTTGCAAATCAGTTTTCATTTGACTTTTCTTCTCCCCTATTTAAATATTTCATGAGTTTAATATTCCACTCCACACAATCAGGATAGTTATAATAACTAGGGCCCAACAGTCGGACTAAATTTTCCTCAACTTCTTTCCATTCCATGATAACTTACAGTCTATCAGGTAAAAAACAAATTGTCAAGAATAATTTTAGTTATCATCTAGCTAGATTGGTTTACCATCACCATCCCAGATTACGTCACCCGAAACCATTGCATCTGCAAGAGGGTCACGCACTTCAGGATTTTCTTTTTCATTCCTGTCACCTGTACCACTGAACTTGTTTTCGAACGGCGATACTTCTGCACCTTCAAGATCAACTTGCTCTAGGTTTTCGATAATAGCCATAACTTCATTGGCATCATCCCATGTGGCCCATGATAGCAGACGCCCCACCTTACTCAGAATGAAATCGGCGTCCTCTTTAGTAATTAGATAATACTTTTGTTCAGACATAATTAATCTCCAGCCTGTTCTGTAAATTTACGACCACTAACAGCCTGTTTCAATTTCTCTTCTTGTTCTTTGTCAACAAGAACCGTCACATGCTCATGCATACCGGGCATAACGATAATATGATTTTCAAACCATGTGGCCTGATCCTCTTCCTTTTCCTTAGCAGGCCTACTCGCTCGCGCTCGGGCTCTTGATGCTTTAATTTTATTTACCATAATTTTTATCCTTTACTTCGTTGCTAAAATGAATAGGCCGATGTTACTAAAAGCATAACCACCATAAGCTAAACACATACCGAAATTATCTTTTGATGCTTGATCGTAACACACATAAGCATACACCACCCCTGTTAAGATTATTAACCAACCAGACACAGGAACTTCCAATTCATAATCATACCATTAAACTCCGAATAAATTCTATCTTTTCTTTATTTGTCTTCAAACTCTTATTCTTATGTTTATTCGAGACAATCTCTTTTTTAAAGAGCTCAAGTAGTTCATCCTCATTCAATTCAATAGTATCAACGAAATGCTGTCCCACACCCACACGTTGCTCGAATAACACTTGAAACTTATTCATTGATACTGCGGCAACAGCTGCATTTTTAACATTATCAAAGAGAACATTCTCCAAATCATCCTTATGCATCACATATTTCTTACGATGCATCGATGTCGAAGTAACAACAACATAATCTTTATCATTATCATTCTCCTTGTCTTCTTCGGTGCTATCACCGCTATGCATTTCACTATAATTCATTTATTTTCTTCTCCAGTTAAGTGAGCAAAGATCGCTCAGTTTTCGGGCCCCCGTTGCGATCCCTTTCTAATTAGATAGTTAGATATTTGACGAGAGGAGATGTTAAAGGGAACGTATTTAATACGGCTAAAAGGACCACATAGAACATGTAGAGTAGTATCAACGCTGGCCAAACCCACATTAGATAACCTACCCCCTTCAAACTACAGTTCCCCCACCCAAGGCCCAGTCTTCTGCTTCATTCTCTACGAACTCCAGACTCTGGCCAGGAAAATACATTTCCATTCGTGGAGTGTCAAACACGATAAGGTATTCCTTATTCTTCGAGACACACACAGTTGCAGTCTCTTTTCTTTCGTTGATATAGGTACTAATTGCTAAGTTTTTAATCATTTACATTTCGCTCAGTTTTCGGGGGCTGGGGGCTTCTACAAATCTTTTCGTATTCGTACTATAATACACATTCTTAATGAAGACATCATGTATTAATCTGATACAAACGCTACAGGGTTTACTCATCGCCAAGTCATTATTCTTTCGTACTCTTGCGATATACAAATCAAGACCTTCACAGTTATTCAATCCTGCTCGAATGATTGCATGTTGTTCTGCATGAAGAAACGGCCAAGAAGTGCGTGAAGCCATGAGAGGATGCGTCTTGTAACTATTCATTCCAACAGAGACAATACTGTTTCTGTGAACCAGAACTGCACCCAGACGAAATTTCCCATTTACTCCTACGCCGGGTGCTGACATTGCAATTGCATGAGCTGCGGTAGTAAATCTTTCCTTCACTGCGAAAGCTTCAGAATATATGCAACCATACCATTTGCGAATATTGCAAGTGCCACAGAGTTAAGAATAATCAAAGAGCGATCATTCCACATAACTGCAACCCACAACCAACCTGTAACACCAAGAAACTGTAGAAACATGTTATATGGATATAGATCATTGGTTGTTAATATCATTGCAGATATCAGAATAATGGAACTAGCCCACTTAACATACCATATACGAGGTTGATGATGTCGAAGAGGAGTAGAAGTCTTCACTAAATTTTCGTGTTCTTTGAGTTCCATAGCTACACCATATCATGATCTTGAAGCATTGTCAAGGTTTTTATTGAGCTGACTGCCTAGACAATAAAAGATGATATACTCCACCCACCTGTAAACATCTCGCATACCCTATATTATAACCCCAAGGAACATCATATGAAGCTATGTCCAATAAAGAACACACTTCATTGAGCTCCATTTCACCGTTATTATTCTTTAGGAGTTGTATTATTTTTTCTTGAAGTTCTCTGTCACTCATTTTAGTTTTCACAGAATATTGTAATGAAATGATCATAATAGAGTATTAGACACTGTATTGCAATTTATATAGGGAAGTGCAATTAAAATGCTGTCAGTTTTTGACACCCCTACATTATTTTTCAAAGACACCTTATTGCATTTGTAGTCTGCGAAAGCCTTTCCAGTTTTAAGGCCCCCCTCTTTATTGAGAAGCCTAGGTAGGTAGGAATGGAAAGGAGTCGAACCTTTCGTTAGGTGTAACGCCACCTTGAAGACCGTATCGTTAGAGGGCCCTCATTCACAACCCATCATTCCACATAGTTCAAATAAAAAAGAGAGAAAGGGGATCACATACACCCCACACCATAATATATGGAACTTTCACCGTGGGCCAACCATCCTAAAGATCAACCCCTTCTCCCATCCAAGCTCGGTCAGAACCACCACAACCGAGCTCTTGTTAGTATTCTGGGCCTTTCCACCTCTGCATCTCCCTCCTCATCACAAGGTCAGGAGAAGTTACTCTAGGTATCCCAGTGGGAATCCCCAAGCACCCTTGCAGCTGCTGCTTCAAACAGCTAGTATATCGTCTTGTGGCTATTATTCCCACTCAACTGGGGCTGCGTCCCCCCATGCTATCCCACTAACCAGAAATATAATTCTCAGTGGGTAATCGTTTGCTCCTTCGAGAGAGACTAACAGTGTCATGTGACCTAGCGGGCGGTTCCCGTTCCAGAAGTCTCTCTCTTGACTATACCTAATACTACCATAAGGAATAGGATATGTCAAGAAGAAAATGAGCTTATTTTAAATTAATTCGAATGCTCTCTTCATGAGCAGCATAGCGCCCTCATCATTATCGAAGCCATACTCACTGGCGAAATCCATCGATGAGCTACCATATGTTTCATTTGCAACCCCACAGGTACTCAGAGTGTACGCAATACTCTCAGCAGTACTCCCCCATCCTTTAAGACCACCCTCAGAGTACAACCGTACCCCACCGTTATATGCTTCTAGATAATCAATCATTCTCTTTAATCCTTAACCCAGTCTACATACAGAGTATACACCCCTGTCAAGGACTTGTCAAGTACTTTTTGCATTTAATTGAGCTTAATTTATGATTGTGTGGTATATTTGTCACAGTGATTGGAATCTGAAGCCGAAGTGCTGCAAACTTTAATTACATTCGCTACACCTTTATTTTAGCCTTTAATTGATTTGGGATATTATGGGTTATTATGGTATACTATGGACTATTCTTTCCGCATCACTTCATATGCATCAATTTCCTCTTTAGTATAGACCTTAACCTTACTAGCAGCACCCATCTTTTGCTTAGACCTAAAATGCTTTGTTGTGACTACATTGCTCCCCCCTAACGAAGCATCTTCCTTTTTGTCTATTTTATTGAGTTTTTTTCTATTCTTCTTAGATATATTCTTGCTACGTCTAATAGGATTTTTCATTATATATTCTCTCTCATCATAACTTAAATTCGTATCCAAAAACTACACCCACATTATTACTTGGAGTTTCATAAGCGGGTGATATGAACCAATTTCCTTTTTTTACTCGTATCATTGGTGCAATGTCAATACCACTATAACCAGTGACTAGGCCTACCTCTAATTCTACCTTATACCAGTGCGTTGGTATTTTTGTACCAACATAAAAACTTATGTTTTCTTCACTGTTATAGTATACACCTACGATTGTATTGTTGTTTATATCACATCTAACATGAGGGTGAATATAATTATAGTCTCCCTCTAATCCTACATGTAATGATAATGCTACTAAGAATGAAAAGCAATTCATCATAACTCATTCAGTCCTTGCAGCCTCTGCATAGGTATCTCTTAGTTCACTTATCTGGTCTATGAATGCTCTTTTAGACTTGAATGCAGCTCTTATCTCATCTATAGTCCGATGGCATCCTATGCATACTTGATACTCATTCAGTTTGCATACCTTTATACACTTAGTCTTGATACTCATTCTATGATTTGATTGCACCGAAAACGAACCACTCACCTTTTCCCACGTTAAACTTATTCTTCTTCGTTGGTGTGAGTAGTGGAATAAATGCTTCTATAATGTGTTCTTTATCAAATCCACCCTTCATTGCAACATCAGACAAATCCATATCGTGCATTGTACCCCAAAAGGGTTCGTTATTGTTATGAGTATCCCAGTCTTTCATTAATTGGTCAAAGGGGTCATTCATCATTGCAAATGGTGGTTGTTCTACATGTAGCATCAATCCACCAGAGCGTAGTAGTCTATGGTTCTCTTTGATAATGTTGTGTACTGCTTTATATGAAGTCTCGTGCAGGAACATTGTGGATACAATAAGGTCAAAGGAGTTGTCCTCAAACTCTGTGCATTCTGCGTTCTGTTGAGAGAATGTTACATCAATTCCCAGGCTCTTTGCTCTACGATCAGCATACCGCAATACAGGGGCACCGATGTCAATTCCGATTACTTCTGCCTCCGGCCAGAATTCCTTAAAGGGTAATGTATTATGCCCTACTGTGCATCCTACATCAAGAATACGCTTTGGTTGAGTGAGGCGGTCGAAATTGTTGTACACCCAATCAATTATAGCATACGCAGCGCCGTCATTGTACTCACCAAGCATACCATTGGTTGACGTATATAATCCACCCATATCATACATTGCACCACCAGCCACATCATTCTCGACAAACTCAGTGGTATATCCGCCGGGCATCCAGTGTATATCTAATGATGATTGGTATTCTGGAATTTCTAGGTCTGGGTTTAGTTCTAGCGATGATGATTCCGGTGTTTCTGCACACTTTGTTACTAACTCATCCAGCTGTTGTTCGACAATGATACGACGCTCTTCAAAAGTATTCGCCTGAGCAAATACTCGCATCATACTCCAATATTGAAAGTAAGATTCTTTTAACATGAGTTTACGAACTTCATGTCGGTCTTTTGGGTTTCTCTTATTCTTCTTTACAAACTTGGGTAGTGCTACGTTGTCGTATATACTACGATGGCCCGGCCATACATTCCAAGACAGATGATTAAAGAATGCTACAATGTAATCAAATCTCGCAGCTTCATCATGATTTGTCTCTGCTCGAGCATCATGCTTACCAAAGTCTCTCCAATTTACCTGTGTCATATCAATATTTATCCATCATCATAATCGTCCTCATCTAATCGTCTACTTCTCTTATCTCTATTAAAACTAGTGCTAGCGATGAGTGTGCAAGCTGCTAGCATTGGTATGACATAGACCATTTTGTCTGTTAAATAGGCGATTGTGTACGTCGGAACAAGTATAACTAATATTTTGTATAGAACAATCATTCTAAATGTGATACTACATATCGCACCAAACATCTCCCCATGATGATCGTGAATCCTCTTTGTTTAACCACTCCATCAGTTGATCATATCCCCCAATATAAACCTCATCGATCCATATCTGGGGCACTGTCCTTACTTCCGGCAATAGTTCTTTCAAGTTTTCGTGATTGTCTTCATGTTTAATATTATGAGACATATACGTCCAGTCTCTTTTTTCAAACTCTTTTGCTGCAGCAGTGCAATAACCGCACAAGTCTTGTGTGTACATAACTACATTTTTCATATTTTTACTCCATTGCAATCTAATATGGTAATTCAATCAGCACATAATATCTATTTTATGACTATCAGCCTCAGTATCCGCTTCAGGCCGTAGTTTTGTATTCTTTTGCTTTTGTTGCTGACCATTGCCCTGATTGTTCACCTTTTCCACTCGCCTTGATGACTTTAAATAGGCGTTTATATAAAGTCGGTTTATTTCAGTATCTATTCTCATTTCTTATTATACTCAAAGCCCGGAAGAATGTATTCGATCAAAGGAAAGACCTGCCGTGGTGGTTTTTCTCTAGGGATTATGTATTGTTTGACTTCTGGCTTGGATGCATCCTCTTCTGGTTCTTTCTGTTTCTCAAGAGATTTTATTTCAGCCCTTCGATATAATTCTGCGTCCAAGATTCGAATATACTCTAGTTCTGGACAAAGATGTACAAGAAATATTACACAAGCAGCTAGGGGCACTGGCTTGCATCCAGAAAATTGTTAGTCACCCTTATCAACTATTTCACCCAAGAGTACTCTATTTAACAAATGTTTTTCTTCAATCAATTCTTTACTTTGGCCAAAATAAGCAACTGCAAGATGTTTTTCAATCATATAATCATTAATAGATTTATCAGCAAAATCAGTGGTTCTCCACAATTCTCCTAAAACTCTACCATACTTACCTTCAGCATCTTTCTGCGTTTTAAGTACAATCCCACCGACATCATTCAACATACCTGTCAAAAATTCTTTAGCAGCAAGACCATACTTCTTCTCTTCTAAGTCTCTTGTACGGCTCTCTGGTGTATCAATACCATAAAGGCGTACTCGCTCCTTACGCAACCATACACCAAAACCAAGATCGATATCTACATCAACAGTATCACCGTCCACAATGTGAACTACTTTACATCTATACTCATACACTAAAACTCTCCCCGCAACCGCATTGCGCTGTAGCCGTTGGATTGACTACTGTTAAAAAACTTCCACCGAGCTCTGTTATATAATCAATCTTACTACCAATTACATACATTATAGCCATAGAGTCTAACAGAAGAATATTATCTATGATTTCATCATCAGTCTTAATTTCTGACAATCCCCATATATACTGGAATCCAGAACAACCCCCGCTTTTTACACCGAGGGTTACATATCCGCCATTGGATACATTTTGCATATATTCTTTAGCGTTTTCTGTGATTGTGACCATATTAGTATTTAGTTCAAACGGTTTGCCTGCCTAAGAAGATATGATAACACAGCGTCCCAATACCCTTTACCCCATTCAGATGTAACCAATCGTCTTGCCCTATAAACAAGATTGATTCTCCGATCCATTTGTTCTTTTATTAATTCTGACAAGTGATTACCATTTCTTATCACTACTAGGAATTTCTTTTGGCCAAGAAGAAGGATTGTATTCTTCATCGCAATTAATTTTAGGTGGAATAGTCTGAATAACAATTCCAGGTCGTACAGAACTGTCGCACACATAGTCTGGGCTGTACGATTCGTATTCCCTAATCTGATCGATCATATCCATAAAGATATCAAAGAACTCTTGCACCTTTACAGTTTCATCGGCCATAGGCACACAAAGAGTTTTTACATCAGAGTTTTGTTCCGATATTGCTACTCTTGCATCAAGGCATTCATTCATTGATGGCATTTCAGTTGTATAATCAGCACCACCACCTAGAGCTGTTACTATTAACATTGCCTTTAACATTTAATTACATCTTCCATATCGACCACATTGATAAGCACTTTGTTCTGCTTGTTTCTGCGATGCACGATCACGCTCTGCAACACCACGTTCGCAGGATGATCTAGCACCGTCATTCGAAATATGATCGCACTTACCAACAGTCACCACTGTTCTTTGTGGTGGTTGATAACCATTATTGTTGGCCGGACCAGCTAATTCTCTACCGACAAGAGTACCAAGAATAGCACCACCGATTGTAGCAGCAGTTCTTCCATTACCCTTACCAACCGTATTGCCTAGAAGGCCACCAGTAACACCACCAATAAGGGCGCCACCAGCTCTTGGGTTAGATGTTTGACAAGCGGACAATGCAAGTAAACATGCCCCTACCATTAGAATTTTTTTCATTGTACTTTACTCCATCCCGCAGCTTCACATTTGTATTTAACATCCCCGACAAGAATGAAATCACCAGTCGAAGTGCTGCGGCAACCTTCACTGTCAAACATTTTGGTGACTTCAGTGTTGTTCCACCATGCATCATCAATGCTGTTAGTCAACATAAATGCCATTTCTAATTTATCCATATCACTTAGCGATTTATCTACATCAACAAGTGCGACTTTCCGAGGCGACTCTTCAAACGCAGAATGGATAACTGTGACTGCCTCAGTCTTCAGAGTCCTCATCAATGCTTCTGTTTTCTCGTTCATCACAATACCACCATAGCGAACCAAGCCACCCCAAAGAGAGTTAACATAAAGAATGTGCCAACGACCAATTCAACAGCCTTTTTCTTAAGCGTCATAATACGCCCCCTCTGTATAATAACCAATTTTAGAACCATTGTCGATATCACTCTCGCACAACCAAGTAGAAGAGCCATTGTCCCAACGAACCTTGACTTCTGGAGTTGAAGGGCCAGTGTCATAAGTGCTGATTGTAACAACCTCACCTTCCCACAGGGGAATCATTGCACCGAAATTACCAACGATTTTTGTACCTAATTCCATAACAACCTCTTTGTTTCTCATCATTATACCCAATACTACCACATGGAATAGGAATAGTCAAGTTGTAAATATGTCACACTTTTACGCAGCAACCGCGAATATCGCAGCATTGGTATCATATAGGTCAAATTTGTTACCCATCAGCTCTCGTTTCCCTGCCTTGGGAAAGTCAAAAACCTTGGAATATACACCCTTTCTGGCGTATACCACGACGCTGCGGTCTTTTGCGAGGGTATTCCAGATGTAACGTCCGCCAGCAGACTGGCAGTGACCGGCCATCAGAGTGATATCAAGGGTCTTCAGTACGAACCTATACAGCTTATTGGCAAGTTTCTTACCTTTATACCGTGAATCGACCTCTACCAGATCAATGTGCCACGCACCATTTCGTTTGGACAATCCGAGATATGCAACAAGCCGATGTTCGATTTTATCGGCAACAGTCTTTAATTTCTTAGTCTTGAATTTCTTACGATCATACAAGTTTACGGTTATTTCCCGAGCAGACCTTTCGCAGTGGATATCGTAACCCCACCGGCGGCCGATTAGATCGCCCCACTTTTCCTCAAATCCAAGGTTGTTGCCCTTACTCAAATCAATCCGGTTAACCATCAAATTATCCCTTATTTCTCACTATAACTAATGCTACCAGGCTCAACAGGATTTGTCAACTAAAATCGAGCAGGAATCCAAGAAAAATTCACATCATCCAACCAGCGCTCTTCACCAGTTTTGACTGATTTTATGGGGGGAAATGGGGGTTTTTGTGAC